TTCGCTGCCGCTTTACCTGCTGGACAAAGTTTAGCCATTTAAAACCTTTCCACAATCAATGCATTCAAAGATTGTTTTCGTCTCTCTTTTTCTGTTAATGCACTTGCATCTTTTTCCAAAGATTTTGTCTACAAGTTTGTGGTATAGTTTTTTTAGCTTTGTCATTATTTTTTTCTTAATTTACCTAATGTAATAGCAAGTCGAGCTCTTTGGCCCATCTTACCTTTTTTCTTTGCAGCAGATTTTAATTTAGAAGCTGGAATCTTTTCGCCTTTCTTTACTCCTAAAGATTTACGTAAAGCTCCTGGTTTCTTAATTGCTTTCTGTATAAACTTTTTATCTGACACGTCCGCCGCCTCTTAAAGCTTTGCCCATACCAACTCTTCCACCAGACTTGTGAAAGCCCATTTTGTTTCTAACTTGTTTAGGAAGTTTTTTAAGACCTTTAGCTTTAGCAGGTACTTTTTTTAAAACTTTACCGCCGTTTTTTAATTCACTAACAATTCTAGCTTTTTCATCTTTAAGATTTCTTTTACCTTTTTTAGTAAAAGCTTTTTCAGCATCTACTCTTCCAAGTTCTTCAAGTCTATTCATTCTTCTTGAGTTCATAAATTACCTATTTATTTTTCCAGATTTTTTAGCTGCAGAACCAAATCTTCCATAAGACTCATCTCTTGAATCTTTAAGTTGTTTTTTAGTTCTTTTCTTTCTTATTCTCATAGCGATAGATTCATCTTTTCTATCTTTGTAGCCTTGTTTCTTTTTAACACTGCCACCTTTTTTCAAACCTTGACTTCCGTATGGAAATCTAACATTTGATCTTTGTCCGTTTTGCCTCATTTTTTTGCTCCATTGTTTCTAAATATTTGTGTACCCTTTATACCATATATGCTCGCAACGACAAGGATCCACAAATTTGTAAACCAACTCGGGAGTGCTGCGAAGTGTTCGAAGAACACGTTTACTTTCTCCATAGCTGACGGATCGTCACTTACAACTGCCCAGGCCAAAATCGCTATTGGCGCCGAGAGAATTAATAAAACTGCCTCGTCTTTCCAATCTGACTGACGGGCTTCTAAAAGTTTTCCTTGGTAAGCTTCCTTACCTTCGGCCATACGAGATGCATGCATAAGCTGTGCATCTGACATAGCTATTTTCGTCTTCTGCTTGTTAGCATAAATCTTACTTCCAGCAGAGACGGCTAATTTAATTGCCGATAACCACATGGGTTAGTACCACTTAGCCTTAACAGGTTTTTTATCAGCTCTCATAGCCTTTGTTCCTCTAACAGTTACTGTTTGAGTTTCAAAAGGGTTTGTAGCTTCAATCTTTACACCACCTTGAGAGTAACCATCTTTACCAACGCCGAGTTCTTTTACGATTTTAACATCGTCGTTCATAAATTTTGATCCTCTAGTCCAATCTTTGCTCATAATGTTTCTCCTTAATGATATTATAGTTAATTTTTCTTAAAATTTCTACCGAAATCGTGTCTTTTACTTTGATCAGCCATTTGTTGTTTAGCAATTGACACTCCTGCACGTAATCCAGCTAATTCTTCGTTCTGTTCTAGCTTTTCATCGTGTTGTTGGTCGTTCATCATAGCTCTCATAGTGTCTAAGTCTAATCTTGCTTCGTTATTTGCATTTTTATCTTGATCAGCTCTAGCTTTGAGGTCTAATTCTCTAGATTTTAGTTTAAGTAATGGATCACCACCTACTTCACTGCTAATTTTGTCTTCTTCTTTAGCATAATCAGCTGTCATTTCTGCAATTAACACTGCTTTTCTAGCTTCCATTATAGAAGTTAGCTGTTGAACGCGTTGTTGCATCTGCATTGCTTGTGGATTCTGTTGCATCATCTGTGGATTTTGCATCATGGGTGCCATTTGTTGTTGAATCATTTGTAATTCTTTTAATTCTTCAACATATTCTAATTGAATTTGTTCTTGTGCCATTAAACTTATGTGTTCAAGTATATTTTTTTGTAAAGCCATCATAGCCATAGGGTTATTTTGAACCATAGAGATTGACATGAAACTTAAATGAGCATCAATGTGTGCTTTATGGTCTTGGCCTGGGTACGCTTGAAAAGGTTTACCGCTGATAGCCAAAATATGTTCTAAACTTGGGTCCATTGGTTGTGGTGGTTGAGGCGGAGGTAGTAATGCATTTATATTTTTTACTCCAACTGCTTCATACATAGATCTATAAGCTTGATATAGGTTATGCATTTTAGGATTTGATTGCGCTAATTGTAATTGCATTTGCGCCATAGAAATTCTTTGTGTTTGAGAATAAATGTTTGGATCTGCAACAGGTAAAATATCTATTCTATCGTCAAAGTCTTGTACTTTAATCTCACGTCTTGCACCTGGTACATCATAAGGATAAACCGGTGGAAGATAAGTTTTAAATACTTCTGCTAATAACTTAAATTCTGTTTTAAGACCAACATATAATCTTTTGTGAATTGCAGACATAACTCTAGAGCCACGTTCTAATAATGCAACAGTAGTTCCAACTGCAGCTTGTTGATTCATATCTCCAACTTGTGCATCAGCAATAGATGCAAATCTTTGTGCACCTTGAACAACAATACCCATCAAAGATAATAAAGTTTGATCAGGACCTTTAAATGGTAATTGCATAAACTGATCTTTGATATTTCCACCCGGAACATCTACATCTCTAAATTCTCCAGGTTGTAAAGGTTGTGCATCATCACGCATTCTTACACCTCTAGTTTTAAAACCAGCTGGTAAGTTTGCTAAAGTTCCTGCATCTAACAATTGTCTTAATGCAACAGTTGCTGTTCTAGATAATCCACCAATCATGTGAATTAAACCTAAACCATAAAAACCTAAACCTGGTAAAAATTTAAAGTGTACAAAATAATCTTTTTTTCTTTTTAATGGATCTGTTTCACCATAGTTTCTTCTAATAGATAAAACTTTTCCATTCGCTTCATCGACAGTTACAATGTAAGGTAATTTAATTCCTGTAGGCTCACCATCTTCAGGGTTAACATCTTCATAACCATCTAAATCTATATTTACATGCATTTCTAAAATGGTGTACATGTCTTCACTACCATTTTGTTTAATACCTTCTAACTCTAATTCTTTTTGTTTTAATTGATCTTCTTGTAAAGGCGGTTCACCCAAATCAATGTCTCTATAAAAGCCATTGATTTGTTGTTTACGTAAATCGTTTTGAGAAATACGTAGAACATGGATGACAGCTTCCGCATCTTCTAATGAGGTAGCAGAGTACGGAACGACCAGATCTTCAGCTGGTACGAATTTTGAAACGGCTCTACCTAATAGATCGTCATAATAAACTTTCTTAAAAGTAGAACCGCTAAGGGGTAGATAGAAAAGCATTTGATCAAACTCTGGTTCATATTCTTTCATCTGATCCATAATTTGATAATTCATAAAATCTTTAACACGTTTAGATTGTTCTTCTTTAGGAACATCTACATTTCCTAATATCTGAGTTCTAACCGGACCTTCTGCAGGTAATAATTCTTTATAAGCTTGCGCTTGAAATTGTGTAACAGCTTCTGCTAACACTGGGTGAGTAACTGAACTAGCTCCTCTAAATGGTTCTGTTCTAGTTACATATTTAAATCCTAAAAGATTTAAACCTTCTTTATAACTTTCTACCCATTCTTGTCTTGATTGTTTGTAATCTTTGTATTTGTCCATTAACTCTGAGGCTAATGGATCTAAAACATTGTCGTCTAAAAATTCTGCTAAGTTTTCAAAGTGATCTTCGCCACCTTCTGGAGTTACTGCTTTTGGATCAAAGTTAACTGTAGCACTACCATCTTCTTCAATGGTAATATCTGTTTCTTTGCCTTGTTCCTCAACAACTTCTTCTTCTTTTGCTCCAACAATTACTTCTTCTCCTGGAATTTCTATTTCAGTCTTTGTATTGGGTAAACTTTTATCTATTGTAGCCATAAGCTATTCTATCCTCTATTTTCTGTTGATTCAACACCTTATCGGGTTGTATCAGTTGTTTTTGACTCTGTCAATTAGATCGCCTTAGAGCCTTTATTAAAAAAATCGTATATCAATCCTTCTTCGTTTTTGTATTTGTTGTATTGGTCATACGCAGTTAAAGCTGTACTAATCGCGAGCCCTGGTATTCCAGCAAATCTACTAACACCTCTAATTAATCCTGGACTCATCCCTAATCTTAATGCTGCATTCATTTTACCTGGTTTAGATACACCAGAAATATTTGATAGTGTTGACATAGTAGCAAGTCCTAACCAGTTCAACGGATCTTTAGCAATTTCTGATGCAGGTCTATCTTCTGAAATTTGTTTACCCACAAAGTAACTATCTATAAGAGCAGTTGGCAGTGGAGCGCCGACATAGGCTAAAGATTTACCAACAGTTTTTAATAAATTACCTTTGATAGGTTTTAATGCATCTTCTGTTCCAGCTTTTACTTCTACTGGATTTTTTTCTGCAAAATCTTTAGCATTAAAGTTATTATCTATTGTATTAGTTTTTGTATTAACAAATGTACCAGCGTCTGTATTATATTTTATATCTGCCCTTGGATTTCTTTGCATAAATTCATTAACAACTCTAATATTTTCTACTTCTGATTTAACAGGAGGTTGAGGAATTTTGTTAGCTGTAGTAACTGCTCCTGTTTCAAATAAACGAATCATTTTTTGTGCAGATTCTTTTACAGCTGTAGTTTCTTTTGTATTTGCAGGAACTTTAGAAATTATTTGTGCAGCTTTTTCTGGATCTTTTCTTATAGCTCTAGCACAATCACCAGGCAAACCACCATTAGATAAAAAATTACATATTTTAATTTGATCTGGTTTACTTAATAATTTAGTTTTATTAACTAATGAATTAGCTTCACTAATAACATTTGTTTTAAATTTTTTTACCTCTTCAATTGAAAAATCTTTTATATTTTTAGAAACATCATTAGTAAATTTTTTTAATGAAAGTTTTGAGTCCACACCAATACGTTCTTGTCCTAAATCAAAAACTTGTCCGTTTTCATCAAAAATAGGATTGTATTTAATATACCCTACTGATCCTTTTAAATTATTAGGTAATCTATTTTTAGCTTTGTTATAGTATTTTTCTGACTCTGCATTCAATGCATCTAATTTATTTAAAGCATTAGGATCACCATTTAAATCTAACCCTACAATTTCTCTAGCAATTCTATTTAATTCTAAATTTTCTGGACCTATTTTAGCATTAAGGTATTTATTAAATAACATTACATCACCACTTTTAACTTTGGCATAACCTGCGTAGGGAAGCATGTGATGAAATTGATAACCACTTTTTGCAGGAGCTGATATGTCGGGAAAACCTTGAGATAATTTTAAATCACTATATCTTTGTTTAGATACGGCTGTTGTATCAGCTTCAGGATATTTTAAATTACGTTCTTTTATTAAAACTTTATTAATTCTTTCAACATCATTTACTGATATTCCAAAATTTTTTGCTAATATTTGGTTTGTTCTTTTAGCCTTTGGACTTTTATATATTTCTTCTAATTGTTTAACATAATCTTTTTTAACTTCACTACTTGGCCAATTTACTGAAGCAGCTTCTCCTGCTATTTTTTGAGGACGTGGCTTATCAACCTTTTTTGTTCTATACATTTCTTTAGATGCTATTGCGCCAGCGCCTCGTAGGGGACCTACCGTTCTGCCTGATGTTAAAGGTCTATCCAAATTCTTTTTTATAACATTGTCAAATACTCCTGTTTCTCTTTGTAATTCTAATAAATAAGGATTTCTTCCTTCTCTTTTTTTAATCTTGTCATATGCCGCATTAATAATATTTTTTAAACCTTTTTGTCCTCGATCTTTTATTTTACCTTGTTCTTTTAAAATATAAAGTATTCTTGAAACAGCAGCTCTACTAATACCTAATTTTTTACCAATATCTTTTACTAATACGTTTTGATTATAAAGTTCTGTAACTTTATTAGAGTGTTTATTTAAAAGTAAATCTGAAATTTCACCTATTGGAGTTTTAGCCATGGCCTACACCCGTGCTTTTAACTGATTAAATTCATCTGGTGTTAAAGTAGAATCTGTATTAATTGATTTGTAAGTATCGTAGTCCATCATTTGTGTCATAGGTTGTTTAAATCTATCTATGTCTTTTTGTGTAATTTCTGCAAAAAGATTATTTCCTGGTAAACTTGCAGTTAATTCACCTTGATCAGGGAAATCCATATTTCTATTTGGAAAACCCATATCACTTGTTGCAGGATTTACATTTTGATTAAATGCATTACTCATAACAGACATCGCTGCAGCTTTAGCTGCATCAGAGTTCATTAAACCAAAACCTTGGTTTGAAGTTCCAAAAGGTTGTGGATTAGCAAATTGATCATCAGGAGTTCCGTAAGCAGATACAAAACCTTGGTTTGAAGTTCCTGGAATAGAACCATATTGTAAACCTTGATT